CTACCTGCGCGAACGGCCCCGCCGATGACCACACCCCCCGTACCCCAGCCTCACCACGAGGCCCTGCACCAGCTCACCGCCCAGGCCGTCAACGAGACCACCGCCTCGTGGGAGCAGCTCGTCGCCGCCCAGCAGGCCCTGGTGCGCGCGCTGTCCACCGCGCAACGCCGCCGCCTCCGTACCGGAGCCGTCCCGCCGCCGGTCCGCGCGGCCCTGCGCGACTTCACCGCGGCCACCGCCCGCTTCGACAGCGCCGCCGGCGTCCTCGCCGAGCGGTGGGCCGCCGTCGACCTGCCGCGCTGCTACCGGCTCGGCGCCGAAGAGGCGATGCGCCGGGCCGTGCTCAACCCCACCCAGGTCCGCCCGGTCTTCGCATGGCACGACAGCCACCAGCGCGTCCTGGCGACGGTGACCGCCGCGTTCTACCCCGTCCTGGTCCGCCGCTTCACCGAGGTGGTCCGCCGGGCCCAAGCCTTCGCCCGGGCCGTCGCGGCCGCCGCCCGCTCCACCCAACCGCCGCCGCCGGCCGAACTCGCCGCCCAGCACAGCCTGGGCACCGTCACCTACGCCAACGACGCCGCCCACCCGGCGACGTCCTGGGCGCGCGCGGCCTTCACCGCCCAGAGCGTCACCGCCGCCAACGCCGGCGCGCTCACCGCGACGACCGCCGACCTCGACGCGATCTGGGTGCAGGTCACCGACGGGCCGGAGTGCGGCTGGACCAGCCACCCCGAACTGGACCGCGCGCACAACACGATCCGCTCGGCCGAGGAGGCCGCGGTCTACCCCATCGCCCACCCCGGGTGCCTGCGCATGTTCATCCCGCGCCCGGACCTCAACACCGCCACCGTCGAGGAAGGCCAGCCGATATGAGCACTCCGCCGGAGATACCGACGCCCACCATCGGGCGCATCGTGCACTACGTGTCGCGCGGCAGCGCGGACGGCCGCTACCCCAGCACCTGCCGCGCCGCGATCGTCACCGTGGTCGAGGGCGAGCAGGCCGGCCTCGCTGTCCTCAGCCCCGAGGGCCTGTTCTTCACCATGGCCGACACCGCGCACGCCGTCTCCGACCCACCGACCGGCGGCACCTGGCACTGGCCCGAGCGCGTCGAGGCCGCAGCCGGACCGGCCTGATGCGCCTGATCGTCCGGTCCGCCGGCCGCGAGATCGACATCCGCATCGCCCAGGACGACACCGACGCCCTGGCCGCCGCCGAACACACCGCGCTGCGCCTCCTGGGGGCGCTGCCCGACGAGCCCGAGCAGGAAGCCGAGGAGGAGCTGCCCTTCGGCTTCTCCCTCAGCACCGACACCGAGCGCGCCGACCCCGAACCGCCGTACACCGACGAGGAAGACGAGGACTGACATGGACGGAAGCCTGGCCGAGGACGTGCGAGAGGTCCTGATCAACACCGACGGCGTCCGGGCCCACGTCGTCGTCGACGGGATCGACCTCTCACAGTCCCTGTCTGCCTACACCCTCGAGCACCGCGCCAACCAGCCGCCGCTCCTGGTGCTGTACCCGCGGCCGCCGGTCGACGGCGCCGTCTTCGCTGGCATGACCCAGGTCGCCGTCGCTAGCGAGGCCCCGCCCGCCGAGGCGATCGCCGCGTTCCTCGCCGGCATCGACCCCACGGTGCTGCAGCAGGCCGCCCTGGCCCGCGACGACCTCGACGGCACCCCCACCGAGCTGACGACCGCGATGCTGCGCCAGCTGACCGACTGGGCCGGAGGCCGCACCGCATGAAGCTGCTGGACCTGCGCGCACTCGGCCAGTTCGTCGAGGAACTGGTGATGGGCGACACCGTGCGCATCACCCGCTCCGCGGGTCCGCCCGTCCTCAACCCGGCCACCGGCGACCTCGAGGAGCCGGCCCCGCTCGTCGTCTACGAAGGCGCCGGCGCGGTCCTCGACGGCTCTGCGGCCCCCGGCATCATCGCGCCGGTGGCCGGCCAGCCCTACGAGGACGATCCCAAGAACCCCTACAAGCTGCTCACCCCGGTCGACGCCCCGGTCGCCGCCCGCGACGACACCGTCCACGTGCTGCGCGCCGCGTACGACCCGGCCCTGATCGGCCGTACCTGGCGGTGCACCCAGCCCGGCCAGGCGTCCACCATCATCGCCGTCCGGGTCACCTGGCTCGACGAGAACAACCCCGCGGGGGCGCCGTGACGAACCGCCGCTTCACCGAACCCGACGAGCTGGTCGCGGCGATGGAGACGGCCGCCGCCCGCGTGGGCCCGGCCGTCTCCCTGGCCGTACGGCACGAAGCGATGGTCCTGCAGGCGCTGATCCAGGCCGGGGCCAGCGGCCGGCCGGGCCCGAACGTCATCACCGGCCGCTACCGGGCCAGTTGGCAGACCCAGGTCGTCCCGCGCCGCCACGGGGCGATCGCGACGGTGGGCACCTTCGCTCCCCAGGGCCGTCGGCTCGAGCTGGGCTTCTACGGGGCCGACTCCCTGGGCAGGGTCTACGCGCAGCCGCCCTTCCCGCACGTCGCGCCGGCGCTTCTCCAGCTGCAGCCCGGCTTCGCCGCCCGGATCGCGACCGCCGCGGTGGGGGCGCTGTGATCCTGGAACGCCGCCCGGTCACCGATGCCCTCGCCGGCGTCCTGGTGGCCGCCACGGGCAAGCCGTGCGGCACCGGCGCGCTGCCGCCCGTCGGCGGCAAACCGGCCGAGCCGCCCTACACCGTGCTGCGCTCCCTCCCGCTCACCCTGGGCGGGGCGCCGTTCACCGACCAGCGCGAGGACGCGAGCACCCTGTACCAGGTCGAGTGCGTGGCCCGGCAGCACGCGCAGGCCGAGTGGCTCGCCGACAGGGTGCGCACCGGAGTCCTCGGCCGGGACGCCCGCGGGGCGTGGTTGTACGACCTGAGCGTGCCCGGCTGGTCCTGCTACGCCCGTGACCTGGACCTCGACGCTGGCACAGAGCCTGATCCCAGCGCGGTTATCGTTTCTTATGTGATCAGGTTCCAGCTCGACTGGACCCCGGCCGGCTGACACCCGGCCTCTCCCGCACCGCGGCGGCCCCTCGCGGACGAGCCACCCTCACCTGGTGGCCGACCTGCTGACATCAGCTCAGACCCAAGGGGCCCCATCCATGGCACTGCCTGTTGCCAAGCCGGTCGAGAAGTTCTCCCGGCGCGGCGTCTCCATCTTCCTGTGGCTGCCGACCATCGCCGACGAGGTCGACCTCAAGCCGACCCGTGCGGAGCTGGACGGCGGCACGAACCTGTCCGCCGCCATCGCCAACATCTCCGGCTTCACGCTGGAGAACCAGTCGATCGAGACGCCGGACATGGGCGACGACTTCGACTCCTCCATCCCCGGCTCCGACAAGGCCGAGGACTCTTCGCTCACCTTCTACGAGGACAAGGTCACCGACCTCATCGAGGAGCTGCTGAAGAAGGGGACCGTCGGCAACGTCGTCATCCTCCGCAAGGGCGACGTCCCCGCCTCGAAGAGCATGGACGTCTTCCCGGTCCGCGTCGGCTCCCAGTCGCCCGCCTTCACCACGGACAACGAGGCGGCGAAGTTCGAGACGAAGTTCACGATCACGCGCCGCCCGGGTCAGGGCCTCGCCGTCCCGGCCGTCGGAGCCGGCACCGCCGCCGCGGCCAAGAAGGAGCTGGCCAAGTGAGCGCCGCTGTGCACAACGAGCCGCCGGCCGCCGCGGTGGCCGCGGACGCGCACTGGTCCGCGAAGATGGCCCGGCTGCGGGCCCGCAAGGCCGCCGAGGTCCCCCTGTACCTGTGGCAGGACCCTGAGATCCGCGACCGGTTCGAGGAAGCCCGGCGCGAGGCGCACAACGCCCGGCAGCTCGCCGAATCCGACCCGGCGAACAAGGCCCTCAAGCAGGAAGCCAAGGACGCCGACGCCGCCCTGGAAGCGGCCCGCGCCGCCTACGAGGCGGACTGCGAGGTGCTGACCTTCCGGGCCCTGCCCGGGGATGCCTTCTCCGACCTGGTCAAGGAGCACCCGCCGACCGAGGAGCAGGCCGACGCCGGCAGCGACTGGAACGAGGACACCTTCCCCGCCGCCCTGATCGCCGCCTCCAGCGTCGACGGGATGAGCGAGGACGACGCGGCCGTGCTCCTCGCCGAGTGGGGCATGGCCGACCGGGTCGAGCTGTTCCAGGCCGCGCTCGCCGCGCAGAACACCAAGCGGAGCGACTGGGGAAAAGGCTCCGGGCCGACGCGCAGCTAAGAGCCGAACTGGAGCTGTGCGACCGCTGGGGCATCCCGCACAGCACCTTCCTCGGCGCCGGCGACGGCACCTGGAGCGCGGCCGACCGGGCCAAGGCCCTCGCCTACCGCGAGCTGGACCGCCAGACCTGCCCCGACTGCGGCACCCGCGGCGAGGAGTGGGACGAGGAGGCCGGCGGAGACCGCTTCGCCTACATCGGCACCACCAGCCGCTGCCCCGGCTGCGAGCTCGTCGCCCACGAGCGCGACCACGTCCCCGAGGGCCAGCACGGCTACGGCGTGAAGGTCGGCCTCCTTCCCCGAGCACTGCACGAGAAGCGCACCCGGGCGCTCAACCGCCGGGATCACCGCCAGTAGCAACCAGAAAGGAGAGCGGCGGTGGTCGCGTGGAACCTGTCGGTTGCCCTCACGGGCAACGGTGACGGGCTCGTACGTACCCTGAACCGCTCTCGCCGCGAGGCCCGCGACCTCTCCCGCGAACTCGCCGCCGTACGCCGCGAGCTGGGCCGGCTCGGCGCCGGCGACCGGCAACTGCGCACCCTCGCCACTGGCCTGCGGGGCGCGGCCGCGCCGCTGCGCACCCTGCGCCAGGGAGCCTCCGGGGCCGGTCGGGACCTCCGGCGCCTGGGCACCGACGCGAACCGCGCCGCCGCCGCGCAGCGCGCCAACGCCCGGGCCGCCCGCAGTTCCACGACGGACCTGCGCGCGATGTCCCGGCAACTACGCAACGCCACCAACGACCTGGCCGCCCTCGCCCGGGCGGCCCGCAACGCCGACGGCCGCCTGACCAACGTCGGCCGCAACGGCTCCCGGTCGCTGCGGCAGGTCGACGGGGCCGCCCGCGGCGCCCGCCAGCAGATCGCCGGCATGACCGCGCTGCTCGCCGGCGGCGGGCTGCTGATGGGCATGCACGACCTGATCGAGTCGGGCAACGAGTACCAGCGGGGCCTGGCGACCTTCGGGGCGGTCACCAGCGCGTCCGCGACACAGATGCAGCGCGCCTCGGCCACCGCGAAGGCCCTGGGCGCGGACATGAAGCTGCCCACCGCCACGGCGGCCGGCGCGGCCGAGGCAATGGTCGAGCTGGCGAAGGCGGGCTTCCGCACCGACCAGGCCATCTCCGCGACCCGGGCGTCGCTGCAGCTCTCCGCCGCGGCGAACGTCGACGCCGCCGACAGCGCGAAGTACCTCGGCGACATGATGGACCAGTTCGCCATGGGGGCCGACCAGGCCGGGCGGGCCGCGGACATCCTCGCCGCCACGGCGAACAGCGCCTCCGGCGACATCATCGACATCTACTACTCGATGAAGTACGCCGGGCCGGTCGCCAACGGCCTGGGCATCTCCATGGAGCACGCCGCCTCCGCGGTCGGCATGCTCGGCAAGGCCGGCATTTTGGGTCAGACCGCGGGCACGACGCTGCGCGGGATCTTCGTCAACCTGGCCAACCCGACGAAGAAGATGACCGAGGGTCTGCACGATCTCGGGATCGAGGCGTGGGACACCGAGGGCCGCTTCAAGGGCCTGCGGTACGTCATCGACAAGCTGAGCCACGCCCAGCACGAGATGTCCCAGCAGGACTTCACCGCGGCAGCGGCAAAGGCGTTCGGCAAGCCCGCGCTCTCCGGCGCCGTGGCCCTCGCGCACCAGGGCGTGGTGTCCTTCGACGCCCTGAACGCGGCCGTCAGCGCCTCCGGTGCAGCCGCCCAGATCGCCGAGGCCAAGAACAAGGGCCTGGCCGGCGCGATGGTGCTGCTCAAGAAGCAGACCCGCCAGACCGGCCTGGAGATCTACGAAGGGCTCGCCCCCGGGCTGGAGTGGCTCACCCGCGGGCTGACCACCGGCCTGGCGAAGGCCACCCCGTACATCACGGGCGCGATCGCCTACGCCCGGGACATGACGACCCTGTTCGGCCCAGAGCTGGCCGAGCAGGCCCGCGAAGGGCTCGGCGGCCTCGTCGACGAGGCCAGCGCCCTGCTGGGCCCGCTGAAGGCACTGGGCCAGACCGCGCTCGCCGACGGACTGCACGTCCTCATCAGCGCCGGCCAGGTCCTGATGACGGTGCTGTCCAACCTCGCCGAGGGCGTCACCCCCATCGGGAAGGCCCTGGCCGACCTGGGGGACGAGAGCGACGGGGCCGCCAACGCCCTGGACATCATCGTCATGGTCCTCGACGCGGCCGCGGCCGCCGTCGAGGGGCTCTCCGTGGTGCTGGTGCCGATCGGGAAGGTCATCGCCACCCTCGTCTCCGCCTTCGGGTCGCTGCCGGGCCCGGTGCAGAGCGCCCTGTTCGCCATGCTCCTGTTCCGCCGGGTCGGCCCGATGATGTCCACGCTGGCCGGCACCGTCGGCGGCCGGGTGACCGGCGCCTTCAGCAGCCTCAACTCCCAGATGGCCGTGCAGCGCAGCCTCGCCGCCTCCTCGGGGCAGTCCCTCAGCCGCTACGGGGCGGCCTTCGCGGTGCTGCAGACCCGCGTCGGCGTCATCGGGTCGATGGCGTCGTCCTTCCGTACCGCCTCGGCTGCCGGGTCCGGCTTCACCGGCACCCTCAACGGCATCACCCGGGCGGCCGGCACCGGCCTGCGCGGCGCGATGACCGGCCTGATGGGAGCCATGGGCGGCCCGTGGGGGCTGGCGCTCGCCGGCATCACCGTCGGCCTCGGCCTGCTTGCAGCCCATCAGCAGAAGGCCGCCCGGGCCGCCGCCGAGCACCAGCAGCGCATCGCCGACCTGACCCGGGCGCTGCGCGACTCCGGCGGCATCATCGACGAGAACGTCCGGGCCGCCGCGGCCCAGACCCTGCTCGACTACAAGCTCCACGACAGCAAGACGAAGCTGGTCGACGTCCTGGAGAAGTCCGGCGTCTCCATGAGCACGCTCACCGACGCCTACCTCGGACAGGGCACCAGCCTCGAGAAGCTGGAGCAGAAGTACCGCGACCTGGCCGAGGCCAACAAGGAGTACGTCGACAAGGCCGGCGGCAAGGCCACCGTCCTCGAGTACACCGACACCGGCGAGCGGTACAAGAAGGCTGCCGACGCGCTGAAGTCGATGCGCGGCGAGATGGAGAAGGGCGTCAAGGACGCCAAGCGTCTGGCCGAGGCGCAGAATCCTTCCGGCAGGGCGCTGAGTGCGTACGACAAGCTCAAGCTCGCCGTGGGCGGCCTCGCCGACCGTACGGCCGACGCGGACCAGCGCACCAGGGCGCTGAAGGACGCCCTCGACCTGCTCGGCGGCGGGTCGGTCAGTGTCCAGGCCGCCCAGGCCCGCATGAACGAGGCGATCCTCAACGCCAACGACGCCGTCGACGACCAGATCAAGAAGTCCGGTGACTACGGCAAGAAGCTGCTCGGGCTCAACGGCACGCTCAACACGACCTCCCGCAACGGGCAGCAGCTCTTCTCCAGCCTGAACAGCATCTCCGACGCCGCGGCGTCCAGCTCCGTGGCCGCGTTCGACTTCGCGCAGAAGCAGAACAAGACGCTGCCGGAGTCGCTGAAGGCCGCCCAGGCGGAGATGGAGAAGGCCCGCACCGCCGCCCTGTCGCTCATGGAGCAGTACGGCGTCACCGGCACCAAGGCCGAGCAGGTCGCCGACTCCATGGGCCTCATCCCCGGCCAGGTCTCCATCCTCCTGCAGACCCGGGGCATGGACGAGGCGCTCGCCGAGCTGCTCGCCGTCCAGGCGGAGTACGCGCGGATGCCCAAGGAGAAGACCATCAAGGTCGACGCCCTGGGGGAGAAGGCGCAGAAGGAGCTCAAGGACCTCGGGTACGCCATCCAGCTGATCCCCGGCACCCGCGAGTACAAGATCACCGCCCCGACGGTCGGCGCCCGCCAGCAGCTCGACGCCCTGATCTCCAAGATGTCCGCCGTCCCGAACAAGTCGGTCAAGGTCACCGCCCTGACCGCGGCCGGCATCGCCAACCTGCAGACCCTGCAAGGGAAGATCGCCAGCACCAAGGGCCGGTCCGTCACGATGACGGCGCTCACGGCCGACGCGCGCGCCCGGCTCGAGGAGCTGGGCTTCAAGATCCGCAACACCAAGGGCAAGAGCGTCGAGATCACCATCCCGACCGGGACGCCCACCTCCGCCGCGTCCACCATCCAGGGCGCCATCAACAACATCTCCGGCCGCACCATCGGCATCGGCGTGAGCCTGCGGGCCACCTCTTGGGACAAGGACGCCAACGGCGTCCCCGACATGATCCAGGCACCGCAGGCCCGCGGCTCCGTCCTGGACTTCTACGCCGCGGGCGGCATCCGCCACTTCGCGGCCGGCGGCACCTCGCCCGGCGACCTCCCCAACCAGCACGTCGCCCAGATCGCACCGGCCGGCGCCTACCGCGTGTGGGGTGAGAGCGAGACTCAGGGCGAGGGATACGTCCCTTTCCGAGCCTCCGCCCGCCCGCGCTCCCGCCGGATCACCGAGGAGATCGTGCGGCGCCTCGGCGGCGACCCCTCCAGCATCTCCTGGTACGCCGACGGCGGGCTGTCCGACTTCTCCTACACCCCGGCCTCGTACACGACGCTGTCCTCCATCGCGGGGGAGTCCCAGGACAAGAAGGGCCGCTTCTCCCTCTCGCTGTTCACCAAGAAGCTCAACTCCAGCACGAAGGCGATGTCGCGCTGGCGCAAGGACCTGTCGACCGTCGCCGCCCGCGCCGGCACCGACGTCGCCAAGGCGCTCGAGGAGATGGGCGAGGACGGCGTCGCCCTGACCCGGAAGATGGCGTCCGGGTCGAGCAAGTACGTCAAGGCGATGGCCAAGGACCTGCGGGAGCTGGCCGCCGCGTCGAAGGCGTCGCTCGGCGACTACACCGGCCAGCTCAAGACGGCCGTGAAGGACCAGAACGCCTTCCAGCAGAACCTGGCCAAGCTCGCGGCGTCCGGGTACGGCGACCTCGCCGCGCGCCTGGCCGAGCAGGGCGACCAGGACGCGGCCGACCTCGCCTCCCAGGCGGTGAAGGACAAGAAGAAGGCGAAGGCGGCCAACGACGCCTCCAAGTCGGCCGGCGCGACCTTGTCGGACGAGCAGCTCGCCACCCTCGTCCAGATCATCAGCGCCACCAAGTCGAAGACGACCGGCATCCACGCCATCGCGGACGCCACCGGTCTCGACGAGGAAGACATCATCACGGTCGCCACCAAGGCCAAGAGCCAGATCAGCAAGGCCCTGGGCTCCCGGGCCGCGCAGCTCCTCGCCGACCTGACCAAGGCCGGCAAGGGGCTCGCCTACGAGGACGGCGGCATCCGGGAGGGCATCTACTCCACCAGCGGCGGCCTGGTGCGCTTCGCCGAGCCGAGCACGCGGGGCGAGGCGTACGTGCCGCTCGGGCTGAACAAGCGCAGCCGGGCCACCGCCGTCCTCGACGACGTCGCCGGGCGCTTCGGCTACAGCCTCACCGGACTGCAGGACGCCAACGCCGGCCGCGTCCAGGTCGTCGTCATCCAGCAGGCCGCCCCGCTGATCGAGAACCAGACCATCCAGATCGACCGGCCCGGAGCCACCGAGGCGCAGATCGCGGCCGCGGTCGGCTACCAGGTGCGCCGCGCCCAGCGGGGAGGGGTGCGACGCCGATGAACGCCGTCCTGAACGACTACCAGCACGAGCTCGGCGGAGTCGTCATCGGCACCCGCACCCCGGTCCCGATCGCCGCGATCGAGGGCCTGGGCCGGGCCGACGTGCGCACCGCCGACGTCGAGCCGCCGAACTCCGACGGCATCTGGCTGGGCGCCGACTACTACACCGGGCGCACCGTACGCATCGACGCGGCCATCAAGACGCCCGGCGAGTCGGACCGCGCCCTGGACGTCCTGGACGCCCTGCAGCGCGTCCACGACGAGCCGGCCCTGCGCCAGACCGGCGGGGCCACCACCGAACTGCGCCTGAAGTTCCCCGGCCGGGACGTGCGCGTCCTGCTGGGCCGGCTCCGCAAGCTCGAGGCGGACCTGGCCGCGCTCGTGCACGGGTGGGTGCCGCTCGACATGGAGTTCCTGGCCGCCGACCACCTGTACTACGGCGAGGAACTCCAGCGCATCACGATCCCCCTCGGCATGATCTCCGGCGGCGGGTTCACCGCGCCCGTCGTCGCCCCCATCGTCGTGAACCCGGCCCCCGGCGGCGCCGTACGGCCCGGCTGGATCGACGTCGGCGGCAAGGCCCCCACCTGGCCCGTCCTTCGGATCACCGGCCCCTGCGCGAACCCGTCGATCACCCACGTCGAGTCCGGCCGCCGCCTGCAGATGACCGCGACCATCCCGGCCGGCGACTGGATCGAGATCGACACCCGGCCCACCTGGCGCTCGGTGCTGCGCAGCAACGGCGGCAACGTCCCGCTCTCCGGCACCAGCCGCCTGGACACCTTCAGCCTCCCGCCCGGGCGCAGCGAACTGCGCTGGACGGCCACCGACCCCACCAACACCGCCCGCCTCACCGCCTCCTGGCGGCCGGCCTGGCCCACCCTCTGAGAGGAGCGAACTGATGACCCTGGCCCAGGCGCCCCTGCTCACCAACGGCGCGACCCACAGTGCCCAGACCTTCAGGATGATGATCCGCGACCTGGCCCGCGGCTCCGAGGGCGTCACCGAGGGCAACGACCTCAAGGTCACCCCGCTCACCGTCCCGGCCGGCGGGGTCCTCGTCGGCGACGGCTCCGGCATCGTCCGCGGCCGCGCCGCGACCTGGCAGGGCCACTACACCGCCTACAACATCGGCACGGCCCCCGTGAACATCGCCCCCACCGGGGCGAACGCCCGCACCGACATGGTGGTCCTGCGCGTCCTGGACCCGGAGTACGAGGGCAACCAGAACCCGGCCACCGACCCGGTCGTCTTCTTCGACGTCGTCTCCGGGGTGTCCGCGACGGCCACCGCCCCGCCCGCCGGGTACTCCGCGATCGCGCTGGCCCGGATCGCCCTGCCGGCCAACACCGGCACGGTCACGGCCGGGATGATCACCGACCTGCGGCGCATCTGCAACCCGCGCAAGGACCGCACCCTGTACAGCGCGTTCCCGGCCACGGCCAGCGACCTCACCTACTCCGACAACAAGTGGCACAACTGGCCCACGGCCGCGACATGGAACGTGGCGGTCCCCTCGTGGGCGGTCTCCGCGAAGGTGATGGTCACGTTCGCCGGGCTGCGGATGACCAAGGCGGACGTGTACGCCAAGATGCAGACCGTCCTGGGCACCGGCGCCGCCGCCGTGCTGGGCGAGGACACCTTCATCGACGATGACCAGGGCACGGGCACCCGGCGCAGCACGATCGTCCTGGGCGACAACCTCGGGGTGCCGGCCGCGATGCGCGGCACCACCCAGCGCCTGACCGTGCAGACGTACATGTACAAGGCGCCCACCGGCGACCTGCGCGCCGACTCGGGCACGTCGATGTTCGCGGACGTCGAGTTCTACGAGGGCGTCGTGTGATGGCCGCCCAGTACCGGTACCTGGCCCAGCACGCCCTGACCGGGGACATCCTCGCCACGGACATCCCGCTCACCGACGTCGAGTTCGGGCCGGAGCTCAACGGCCCCGGCGCGCTGACGGGGAAGCTCGCCCCGCGCTTCGCCCGGACCCTGCCGCAGATAGCCGACGAGGGCAACACCCTGCTCTACGCCGAGCGCGACGGGTTCCTGCGCTGGGGCGGGCTGCTGTGGCAGGCCACCCCCGAGGACCAGACCCTGTCCCTGGAGGCGGCCGGCTGGTCGTCCTACCTCCAGCGGCGCCACGACGTCCACGGCGAACTCAACGGCCGCGGCCCGTACGTGAACGCCGACCCCTGCAAGGTGATCAGGGACATCTGGGCGTACGCGCAGTCCCTGCCCGACGGCAACCTGGGCGTGGTCGTCGACGCCACCACCTCGACCGCGAAGGTCGGCACGACCGCCGAGCCGCTGAAGTTCTCCTGGTGGGAGGAGCCCGTCCTCGGCGACGCCGTCGACGACATCGTCTCGGCCGACGACTCCCCGGACTACACCTGCGACACCGCCTGGGGCAGCGACGGGAAGATCGTGCGACGGGTCCGCCTGGGCTACCCCCGGCTCGGCACGAGGCGCAGCGACATCTCCTTCAGCAGCGGCATCAACGTCATGGACGCGCCGCCCGTGCCGCGCTCGGCCGACGAGTACGCCAACACCGTCATCGCCACCGGGGCCGGCGAGGGCCGCTCCAAGCGCCGGCACATCGACAGCGTCCGCGACGGCCGGCTGCGCATGGAGACCGTGCTGGCCCTGCCGGAGGTGAAGGGCACCGACATCCTCGCCAAGCGGGCCGTCGCCGAGCGCCAGCGCCGGCAGATCCGCGGCACCGTCGACCAGATCCGCATCCGGCCCGACCACCCCGCGGCGCCGCTCGGCAGCTTCCAGATCGGCGACGACGTCTACACCACGATCCGCAACGACTGGACGCTCTACACCGGGTGGAGCCGGGTCGTGGGCTGGAGCGTCAAGCCCGGCGGCAACGACGGCGAGAGCGTCATCGTCGACCTCGCCCGCGCCGACTCCTTCCACTACGGATCGGCGGCGGCATGAGCAACTTCGACATCGGCGCCCGCCTGGCAGCACTGGAGCGGCAGGTCGCCCGCATGCAGCGCTCCACCCGCCTCAGCCACGCCTCCCTGGAGGACACCGCCCTCCAGGTCTACGACCAGGACGGCTCCCTGCGCGCCATCATCGGCCAGCAGCAGGACGGCACCAGCGGCATCACCGTCGTCAACGGCCCCCCGCCGCCGCAGCCGGCCGTCCCCGCCGTGCTGCCCAGCCTCGGCGGCGTGGCCGTGGCCTGGACCGGGGCGTGGGCCGACGCCGTGGCCGCCCCGCTGGACTTCTCCCGCATCGAGATCCACACCACCGCGGCGCCCGACACCCCGCTGGGCACCGCGACGATGAAGGCCACGCTGGAGTCCCCGCGCGGCGGCACCGTCCTGGTCACCGCGACGCAGCCGGTGTACGTGCGTCTCGTCGCCCGCAACACCTCCGGCACCGCCTCCGTGCCGTCGGCCGCGGTCGGGCCGGTGGGGCCGGCGGCCGTGGTCGCCGAGGACATCCTCGACGGCATCGTCAACGAGGCGAAGCTCGCCGACGA